TGTCGGAGGCTGAGGCTGACGACTCGGTGGGCGCGATCGTCCTGGACGTCGACTCGCCGGGCGGCGTAACTGACGGGGTGACGGAGACGGCGCAGCACATACGGCAGGTGCGGGCGTCCAAGCCGGTGGTGGCGGCGGTCAACACGATGGCGGCGTCGGCGGCCTACTGGCTCGCGAGCCAGGCGAGCGAGGTGATGGTCACTCCGTCTGGTCAGGCCGGAAGCATCGGCGTGTTTGTCGTGCATGAGAACATCGCCAACATGCTCGACGCCGAAGGTGTCGAGGTGAACCTGATCCGAGCCGGCCGGTATAAGGCTGAGGCGAACCCGTGGGAGCCTTTGTCAGAAGGTGCCCGTAGCCACCTGCAGGACACCGTCGATCGTTACTACGCGATGTTCACCAACGATGTGGCTAAGGGCCGCGACGTGGAGGCTAGCGCTGTCCGTGAGGGGTTCGGCGAGGGCCGCATGCTGCTGGCCAGGCCGGCGGTGTCCGAGGGGCTGGCCGACCGCGTCGGGTCGATCGACGAGGCGATCGCGCGGGCGTCGAGGCTTGCTGGGTCGGGTGGGCGCCGGCGGGGCCGCGCCGACGCAGCCCTCTCACACGAGGACCGTCAGGCTGAGGGTGGGGGTGTGCTGGCCAGCGCCGTCGGGCCTCACGAGACCGACACGACCGACGCCGAGTGGGACACGACTGCCAACGAGCGGAGGCTGCGTTCGCCCGAAGCGCCCGGCTATTTCCGGCGCGCCTACGCCTGGCGCGACGAGGACACCGACGGGACCCGCAAGGGCCACTGGCGGTTCATCCATCACGAGGTCGACGAGGGCGGCGAGCCCGGGGCGGCGAACCTGCGTGCGTGCCGCACAGCAATATCGATCCTCAATGGTGGCCGTGGCGTCGACCCGCGCCAGCAGGACTGGTTCGTTGACCGCGAGGCGATCCATCGCCATTTGGCCGCCCATCTGCGTGACGCCGACGAGGACCCGCCGCCGCTGCAGGACCTCGACGAGTCCAACAGCGAAAGCGAGCAGGTGGAGCTCACCGACGACGAGCTGTCCAAGCCGTGGGTGCGCGACCTTGTCGCGGGCCGGGTTCCAACCGGCGCGCACGCTTCCCCTTAGCTCCGAGCACCGGTAAGCGATAGAGGGAGGAATCATGCCGGACGGCCAGCCGACCGAGGAGGACCTCAAGAAGGTCCGCCAGGAGGTGTCGAGTCTTACTGACAAGGAGGCGCGCGAGCGCCAGGAGGCCTGGGACCTCGTCAAACGCATCCGCGAGTCGGGCGCGAACCCGTTGGACAAGGAGGCGTTTGGCCAGGTCGATGAGAATTTCCGCGTGGCGGACGAGACGGCCGGCCAGCTGGAGGAAGCAAAGAACCGGCTGACTGAGGCCGTGCGGATCGTTGGTGTGCCTGGCGGCGACCAGAGCGGCGCAGGCGCCGGGCGGCCGTCCAGCGACCGCGCCGGCACGCCTGGCCAGGCGAGCTGGGGCGAGCGCGTCATTGGATCAGATGCGTACCAGCGGCTGGCGCGGTCGGGGGTGCTGCAGGTCCGCCACGGGCACGTGTCCATGGACCCTGTGGAGGTCGCAAGTCGCGACGAGCTGCTCGCCAGCGGTTTGTTCAGGGCGCAGACCATTGGCAACCACGGGCCGCTGGTGCCGCCCGACGACGGCTACACGCCGCCGACGCTGACGCCCCAGCGCGAAATCCAGGTGCTGGACCTGATCAACATCGGCGCGACCGACAGCGACACGGTCGAATACACCGAGGAGGTCAGTCGGACGTCCGGTGCGGCTGGTGTTGCGTTTGGCACCAACCTCGGCGAGTTCGACATCAGCTGGCAGATCGTCACGGTCAACGTCCGTCGGCGCGGTGTCGAGCACACCGCCACCCGCGGGAACTTAGCCGACCAGGGCCAGCTGCGCTCCATACTTGAGACGCTGCTCGATGAGGACGTCCGGCTGGAGGCCGAGCAGCAGGTCGTGAGTGGTGATGGCACTGGCGAGAACTGGACCGGCGTGTACAACACGGCGGGCATCGGGTCGGTGACGGGTCAGACCGGCGAAGCTTACACCGACGCGCTGCATCGCGGTTTGACTGTCGTGAGGCTGAACCGGCGCCGCGACCCGTCGGCGTTGTTGATCCACCCCAACGATCACGAGACCGTGATCCTGGACAAGGACGGCAACGGCGCCTACCGTATGGGGGCCGCGACGCAAAGCGACCGGCGCACCATCTGGGGTCTTACTGCGGTCCCCTCGACGGTGGCGACCGAGCAGCTGCCGCTGTGGGGCCGCTGGATGGACGCGCGCCTGTGGCAACGCGAGGGCATCACCACCAGCGCGTACGACCAGCATGAGGACTACGCCAGCCGCGGTCTGGTGCTGCTGGTTGCTGAGCATCGCGGCGCGTTCCGCGTGGTTCAGCCGACCGGGTTCTGCACCGTTGACTTCTCCACCATCTAGTTAGGAGACCACGATGGCCAAGCCCAACACTCGCACGGACAAGTTCGGCCGGATGCTCGCGCCGAGCCGTGTCAACTCGCGCGCCGAGGTGGTGGTGCAGGCGCCCTCCGGCGAGCGGCTGGCGGACGAGCGCATCCCGGCGCTGGGTGTCGACATGGAGGCGCCCGCCCGCGGGCCCGTTGGCACCGGCCGGCCGTCCGGCGGCACCGACCGGCAGTCGAGCGGCCAGCAGGGCTCGGGCGAGTTCCCGCGTCATGCCGGCGGCGGCTACTACGACCTGAGCGACAACAGCCGCGTTGAGGGCAAGGAAGAAGCCGAGGCCGCCCAGGCCGAGCTCGACGACAAGGCGGGTCGCTGATGGGCTACGCGTCGACGAGCCAGGCCCGCTGGATGTCCGTGCAGGACCTGCTTCTGCACGCGTCGGCTCAGGAGAGCGCCGACGGTGCGGGGCCCAGCGTCGAGACCGACCGCGGCGTGGCCCGCCTGACCCTCGATGTCACCAACCACAGTGGTGATGGCACACAGACGCTCGACGTCGACGTGGAAACGTCCGAGGACGACTCGACCTGGCGGACCGTCGACAGCTTCACTCAGGTCGGTAACTCTACCGGCAGCGAGCGGCTGGCGTTCGCCGGCCTCGACCGGTTCGTTCGCGTGTCCTGGACGATCGGCGGGTCGGGCTCGCCGTCCTTCACGTTCTCGGTGGCTGGCGAGGCCGCCTAGCTCATGCCGACCTGGATCAGCTCGACCGACCTCAACTCCCACCGGCACATCGCCAACAAGGGGTTCTACCTCGACGCGGTCGACGCGACGATGGACGCGCTCGAGGACCGCATCGAGCGGTTCCACGGTCACGCCTGGACGCCGCGCACGCAGGTCGAGCAGCGCCGCAGCGACGGCACGTACGCCGTCCGGCTGTCGCGGCTGCCGTGCCGCCAGCTAGTGAGCGTGAGCGTCGACGGCGAGCAGCAGGACGGGTCGAACTGGCGCTTGTGGACGGATGGCAGGCTCGAACGTAGCCCGTCAAGCCCAGGCGGCCGGCCCATCCCGCGAGGCGCGCGCGTCACGGTCGAGTACGAACACGGCGACGACGAGCCGCCTGCGGACTTGCTCGACGCCGCCATCCGTGCCGTCGCCCAGCTGCTCGCTCACCACACGAACCCGCGGGTGGGCGAGCGCACCGAAACGATCGAAACACCCGACGGCCACGTGATCAACTTCTCGGCGCTGCCCGACTGGGAACGCGGCCGGCCGTTCGGCATGCCTGACGTCGACGCGGTCGTCAACAGCTTCGCCGAGGACGTCCCGCCCGCGATCGCCTAGAAGGGGTTCATCGTGTCGACGACAGCCCGCCGTGTGGCGGTCGACGGTAGCGGTCCGGCGCGCCTCGACCAGATTGACTATCACGGGCCAGCCGAGTTAGTGATCGCCAACACTGGCGTGGTCCCGTGTTTCGTCGGCGGGAGCGATGTGACGGATGGCAGCGGCATGACGGTCGACGCCGGTGCGACGTTGCAGCTATCGCTGCGGTTCGGCGACGACCTGTTCGCCGTCTGTGGACCGACCGAGTCCACCACCGTCGAGGTGTTCGAGGCGAAGTGGTGACCGGCCCGCGGCGCTATAGCACGGCGTTTGACGCGAGCGAGGCGCTCGCGAACATTCTCGACGGCGAGCTGGCCAACCCGACGGTGCTATGGGGGCTGGCGGGCGAGCCCGAGGCGGCCGCCGAGGAGCTAGTCAGCGTCGGCGATGTGGAGCCGCCCAGCGAGCAGGAAACGGCAGCGCTAGGCCTGTCGCCAGCTCCCAGGAGGCGGGAGGAGTACGTCGTCGAGGTCGTCGTCGATGTCGCCCAATACGCCGACGCGCACGCGACGGTCAATCGGCGCTGTCGGGACATCACTCAGGACATAGAGCGGTCGATCGACGAGCATCCCACGCTCGATGGGGCGCTGTACGACGATGGCTGGTGCGTACCGCAGCGGCTCCGCATATCCCAGCTTCGCGACACGGAGTCGGGGGCGTTTCGCACCATCGCGCACCTGCGCGTGTTCGCCACCGCTCGCATCTAAGGAGGGCCACTATGCGGATTGTGTTCACAGGCCCGGAGGCGGGCCGCACTATCGTCGCGACGGGCCAGCGCGCCCCCCGCGGGCAGGCGGTAGACGTCCGCGACGACGTGGCCGAGGAGCTGGTGGGCCAGCCCGCCTGGCGGGAAGCCACCAAAGCCGACGTGTCCGCCTACAACGGCGACGGTGATGCCGCCGGCGGGGTGCCGGGCGGCAACGTTGACCAGGTGCTGGAGTGGGTCGGCGACGACCCGCAGCGGGCCCGGCAGGCCATCGAGGCCGAACGCGAAAGTGACCGGCCGCGGTCGACGCTGATCACCGCCGCCAGCGAAATCATCGACGCCGCCGGTTCCAGCGACCACTGACCCTCGTTCATAAGCAGGTCGACACCGAGGAGCACAGATGGTCAAGGTCGGACGTAACGCGCAGCTTATGGTCGGCGAGGAGTCGACCTACGGCTCGATGGTGACGCCGGATCGCAGCTACGAGTTCCGCACCGAGGGGCTGCAGCGGTCGATCAACCGGATCGAGTCGCAGGCGATCCGCAAGGGCACACGGCTGCTGCGCAGCGACCGGTGGGCGCCAGGCCAGGAAATCACCGAAGGATCGATCACAGCCGAGATCGCCTACCAGTCTTTCGGTCTGTGGCTCAAGCACGCCCTCGGGGCAGTGTCGATCGCCGAGACCGTGGCGGGCGAGGTGTACGAGCACACCTACACCCTCGGCGCCCTGGAGCAGCACTCGCTGACGGCCCAGGTCGGCCTGGACGACATCCCCAAAACCTACAGCGGCATCGTCATCAACGAATGGACGCTACAGACCGGCGTGGACGAATACGCCACGCTCGACCTCTCGTTGTCGGGCCGCGAGGAAGACCTCGCCGAGCCGCTCGCGACGGTCAACTACCCCGATCCTTTAACGCTTTTGCCGTTCACGCATGCGAGCCTGAACATCGCTGGCAGCGAGATTTTGGTGAACCAGGCGACGATCAGCGGCAACAACCAGATGACCACCGGCCGCCACCGGCTCGGTTCGCCGTTGCCGCGCCGGCCAGTCGAGGACAACCACCGCGAGATCACCGGCAACGTCAACGCCGACTTCGACTCGCTGGCGCAGTACAACCGCTACGTCAACGGCGAGGAAGCCCAGCTCGTGCTGGCCTGGGTCGGCCCGGAGATCGGCACGACGGGCGAGAACTACGAGCTGCGCGCCACCATGAACGTCCGCAGTGATGGGCAAACGCCGACCGTCGGTGGGTTTGAGGAAATCCGCCAGGAGCCGAGCTTCAAGGTGATCGACCCGGCCGACGGCAGCGCGGACGTGGAACTGCTCTACCGGACGTCGGACGCCGCGCCATGACCGCTGGCACCGCCCGCATCGAGGGGCTGCGCGAGTTCACTAGCGCCGTTCGCAAGCTCGACAACGAGACGGCGAAGCGGATGCGGCGCGAACTCAAGCAGGAGGTCGCCGAGCCGGCCGCGCAGCGCATCCGCAGCAATGTGCCAGTGCGCAGTGGTAACTGGCGCAAGGCAATCCGTGGCGGCGCGACGAACAAAGGCGCCCACATCGTGTGGGGCCGCAGCAAGGTGCCCTATGCGGGCTGGATGGAGTTCGGCGGCGGTTTGCCGAGCAAGGCTCGTCGGTCTGGCCCGCCGCGGGTGCGCCGCGACCGCGAGCCTGAGGGCCGCTACGTGTTCCCCGAGATCGGCGAGGCCCGCGAGGAGGCTATGGAGGCGGCCCAGCGGGTGTTGGATCGCGCGGCCCGCGACGCGCGGCTTTCGCATAGGAGCTAGCTGATGGCGAACCAGCAGAGCACCAACAAGGCGTCGAAGTCGACGTCGCAGAAGGCGACTACGAAGGGCGCCGCCCAGCCGCAGGATCGCCAGCCCAAAAGCAACGGGCAGGCCGACGAAGAGGCCGTCTACCGCATCACGTACAACGGCCGCCAGTACTCCGTTGGCCGGCGCGATCTGACCGACGCGGAGGCGCGGTTGTTTCGCCGCACAATGGGCTGCTCGCTCGCCTCCTGCCTCGCCGACCCCGACCTGGACGTGTTTGTTGCGCTCGTGTGGCTCATCGACCGCCGCGACGACCCGACCGTCGAGCTTGACGACTACGCGGGCACGTTGTCCTACGAGGACGCCGAGCACCTGATGGGATGATCGACGAGCGTCCCGCCCGCCAGCGGCTACTTGCGCGCCTGCCGGCATTGAGCTACCGGTTCGGGCTCGTGCCGGCCGACCTGGACCACATGACGGGCTGGGAAGTCGACACCTACGAGCAGGCGCTAGACGACATTGAGCGCGCCGAGAAGGCCGAGCGCGACAAACTCAACGGGGGCGGCTGATGGCGCGTGACGCAAGCCAGCTCAAAGTCGAGGTCGTCGGAGACGCCTCTAAGCTGAACAAGACGCTGCAGGGCGTCCAGGGCCGCATGAAGAACTTTGGCGCGAGCGTGTCGCGGGCGGGCGGCACCCTCACGAAGTTCGTCTCCGGCCCGATCGCGGGGGCTGTCGGCGGCCTGGGCGCTCTGGCGAAGAAAGAAGGCGAACGCGCCGACGCACTGCTCGACGCGCAAGCGCGCACGCAGGCCAGCTTGGAGACGCTGCAGGAATACAAGCATGTGGCTGACCAGGCTGGCGTGTCCGAGGAGTTCTTCACGGACGCCACCAAGGACATGTCGCGCCAGCTAGCTAGCGCCGCTCAGGGCGGCAAGCGGGCGAGCGCGGCGTTCGAGGACCTCGGCATCAACATCCGCGACAGCAACGGCGAGGTGCGGTCAACAAGCGACCTCACCGAAGAAGCCATGCAGAAGCTCGCCGGCATGGAGAACGAGTCGAAGCGGGCAGCCATCGCCCAAGACCTCTTCAAGTCCTCTCAGCAGGACGTGCTGGCGGTCGTCAACCAGGGCGCAGACGCGATAGACAAACAGCGCCAGAAGGCCCACGAGCTAGGCATCGTCCAAAGCGAAGAGGCGCTCAAAAGCTCTAACGAGTTCCGCAAATCCGTCGAGCAGCTACAGACAAAGTTCAAGGGGCTGGCGGTCCGCATCGGCAGCGAAGTCGCCCCTCTGCTGGAGAACAAGCTCGTTCCGTTCGTTGAGAAGCGCGTTGTGCCAGCCGTCGAGAACGTCGTTGGTAAGATCAAGTCGGCTGCGGAGTGGTTCGGCAACCTCGACCCGAGGATACAGAAAGCGATCGCCGCAGCGACGGGGCTAGTCGCCGCGCTCGGCCCCGTCCTTATGGTGGTAGGCAAGGTCGTCAGCATCATGGGGTCGTTGGCGCCGGTGCTTTCGACTGTGGCTGGCGCCATCAGTTTGCCGGTCGCCGCGATCGGCGCGCTCGTTGCCGGTCTCGTGCTCGCCTACAACAAAAGCGAGACGTTCCGCGGCATCGTTCACGATGTCATCGACACGGTGAAGGGGTTCGCGAAGCTTATCAGGTCGACGCTCGTAGGCGACCTGCAGGGCGCGCACGAAGCGTTCTCGATGATCCCCGAGCCGCTGCATGACATCGGCGAGGCGGTGCACGATGCAGCCTCGTGGTTCCGCGACGTGCTGCCCAAAGCGATCGACACGGTGAAGGAGGTCATTAGCGCGTTTGTTGAGGGGGCCAAGCGGCTTTGGCAGCGGTGGGGCGACGACATCATCAAGACTGCCGAGTCGGCCTGGGACGCGATCAGCGCGATCGTGACGACGGTCGTGGAGGCGGTCAAGCAGCACATTGAGTGGTTCGTTGCTGGCGTCAAGGAGCTATGGAGCCGGTTCGGCGACGACATCGTCGAGTTCGCCCGGGAGACGTGGGATAACGTCAAGACGATGATCGGGGGCGCCCTGAAGGTCGTGCGGGGCATCTTTGAGACGTTCGCGGGTTTGTTCACGGGCGACTGGGAGCGGATGTGGGAGGGCATCAAGACGATGCTGGGGGGCGTGTGGCAGTTCCTAGAGGGTGCGCTTGAGCAGTTCCTTGACACGCTGGGCCAGATCGCCGAGGCGGGGCTGGAGGAGCTTTATAACTTGTGGAAGCGCATGTGGGGGGCTATCAAGGACTTCGTGTCGGACGTGATCAGTGATGTGGTCGGGTTCGTGAAGAGCTTGCCGGGTCGAGCGCGCGATGCGCTGTCGACCGCCTGGGGGGCGCTGGCCGGCTTCGTGACGCGACAGTTCTCGGGTCTCAAGGCGGCCGCGACCGCGCGGGTGCAGAACATCATCGACTTCGTCGGCAGCTTGCCGAGCAAGGCGCGGGATGCGCTTGCGGGCGCGTGGAGCGCCATCAGCGGCTTCGTAACGCGGCAGTTCTCGGGGTTGAGGACGGCGGCGGTGAACCGCGCCCAGGAGATCGTGGACTGGTTCCGCGACTTGCCGCAGAAGATCATCGACGCGATGGGCGACCTGGGCGGCGCGGTCGGCGACTGGGTGGGCGGCCAGTTCGAGCGCATCCCTGGCATCGGCGGCGGCGGGCCGCAGGTGACTGGTCCGTCGGGCGGGCCGCAGCCGGGCGGGGAGATGCCTGGCGGCAGCGTCATCAACCGGCTATCTGGCTATATGGAGTCGACGGGCATCCCGCACAGGGTGACGTCCACCTACCGGCCGGGCGATAGCGGCTATCACGGGCAGGGCCGCGCGGTGGACTTTGCCGGCATGAGGCCCGGCTGGGACTCGCCCGCGTTGCGGGAGATACAGCGCGCCTGGGTGCCGCTAGCCGCGTCGGGCAAGCTCAAGGAGCTAATCGGCCCCATCGAAAGCTTGAACTATAAGAACGGCCGGCAAATCCAGTACGGCCGCAGCGTCGAGCAGAACCACAAGGACCACGTGCATACGGCGATGGCCGAGGGCGGGCTGGTCAAGGAGCCAGTGCTCGGCGTCGGCCGCAGCGGTGCGACCTACAGCTTCGGCGAGCGCGGCCCGGAGACGGTCACGCCGCAGCGGGGCGGCGCCGGCGCGACAAGCGACGCGATCGTGGCCGAGCTACGCCGGCAAAACGAGCTGTTGCGCCAGCTCGCTGGTGCCGGCGGCAACCAGGTCGACATCACCGTCAACAATCCAGAGAGCGAGCCGGCCGGCGAGACGGTCGAGCGTCAGCTCAAACGCGTCGAGGCCGTCGGGCTGTTTGGAGCGTCGCCATGTGCTTGACCGCGCGCGTGGAGTGGGAGCAGCACCCTCAGGGCTGGTGGGTCGACGGATATCCGCTGAACCATTTGGCCTGGAGCGTGGAGGAGATACGCAGCGGGCTGGGGTTGCCGGCCCGCAAGGGCGAGAACATCGACACGGCTGGCGAGCCGGGGCAGCGCCACCGCTCCAAGGTGCACGGCGCCCGCACGCTGTCGCTGAAGTTGTTTCTGATCCCGCAGGACCACCCGCTGTCCGACCATCTGGAGGGCGAGCTGCGCCGGCTGCAGCACATCTTGGGCCGCTCGACGGTGACGCTCACCAGGGCGGTGACTGTGGACGGGCGCGTGGAGCACGTGACGGCCACGGGCGAGGTGCTGGATGCGGTGGAGGCGTCGGTGCTGAAGCCCTCCAACGCCGCCGACCTGGTGGTGGACTTCCACCTGTTCGACCCGTTTTGGTACCTGTCGGAGCGCACCAAGCCGGTTGAGTTAGGCGCTGGCGTGAGGCGCATGTGGAACCCAGCGACGGTCGGCGAGCATTACGACAACCGCATCGTGATGCGCGGGCCGCTGACCACCCCGCGTCTGACGAACCGGACGCTAGACATGTGGGTGGAGTACGGCGGGTCGATCGCCGACGGGTCCACGGTGACGCTCGATAGCCGCGAGACGACCGCCGTCGACGATGGCGGCAACAGCGTTGCGGCCGACGTGGCCAAGTCGGACCGCTGGTGGATGGAACTAGCGAGCGAGCGCAACGAGCTCGAGCTGACGGGCGATAGCGGGTCGGGGCGGGCCGACGTCGCGTGGAGGCCGGCGCTGCTATGACCAACGCTTGGCGGGGCTGGCAGCTGCGTGTGGACGGCGAGGTGCCGCCGGTCCGCTCAGCTAGGTTCACTGACGAGCTGTCCGCGGCCGGCAGCGGCCAGGCCAGCGTCGACCTCGACCACCCCTGGTGGGTCAAGCGCGCCAGCGCGATCCTTGAGGGCGCCCCCAGCGTGTGGGTGTTTAGCCTGGATGGCGTCGACCGGTTTGCGTGGGTGGGGGAGAGCCTGTCGGAGCAGACCGGCCACGGGCCGTCGACGACAGCGACAGTGAGCGGGCGGGGGGTCGCGGGCGAGCTAGACCGCGCCCTCATGCTGCCAGAGAACTACCCGAACCATTCGAGTTTGGAGCGGGAGTTCACTGGGGTTGCGCCGCTTGCGATCTGGCGGACGCTTCTAGGCGAGGCGCACGATCGCAACATGCTCACTAGCTGGTCGACTTCGTTTTCGGACAGCGCGGACTCGGACGGGGTGAGCTGGGCCAAGACGTTTGATTTTCGCGACAGCGCCGGCGGCGATGTGCTGAGTTTGCTAGGCCGCCTAGCGGAGGCGGCCGAGTGCGAGTGGCACGCTGGACCTGACAGAGTGCTGCACGCACGCCAGACGTGGCAGGTTGACCGGACCCGCGAGGTCCGCTGGTACGTGCAGCATCAGCTGCAGCGGCAAAGGGGAGTTGGGCGTGACTAACGCCGAGGCGGTCCGCGAGAGGGTGCGCGAGACGCGCGGGTTGCGCACTCGGGCGTATGTGGAGCGCGCCGACGGCCGCGTGAGCGAGCGGTCCGACAGCGACGCTGAGGGCACCTATGGGGTGCGGGAGG